TCGTTCCCCAGCGTTATCTGCCCCGCTCTCTCCTGCACGATGGCGCTGTTGTTCACCGAGACTTCGCCATCCTGCATGAAGATCGAGCCGCCGTTGAGAACAGCGCCGTCGCCGTCAAGATTGAGGAGCCCGGTGTCGAACAGCGAGATGTGCCCCTTGCCCAGCGTCAGCGTGCCCTCGACGTTGAGGAACGCCGGGCCGCTAAAGTCGTTGAGCGTCGCATTCGCGTCCCGCAGCGAGAGGTTGAACACGCTGTCGTCCTGCGTCACGTTGATCTGAGTCGCGGCGACGCCCGTCACCGTTGCATCGTCGCCCGATCCGGGGGCGAACCCGGTGAATGGCGACCAGTTGCCCGCGTCCTCCCACGCTCCGGACGATGGGTTATTCCAGATGTAGTCGGTCATCCTTTTACCTCCGTTGAACCCCAGATCGGGGTGCTTGCTCCTGGCCCGCTGTGCGTTCCAAGAGGATCTGTGATCGCGTGGCTCGTGCCTGCCGCCCGGTTGGCGGTCAGGAACTCAGTGGCCATGCCCTGCGGCGTATCGGCCCACGCGGTGAACTGGTCGTTGAAGCGCGTGTCGTTGGTGATGAAGCTCCCGTAATTGACCGGGTCGCCGAACTGGTCGACGTAGCTCTTGGTGAGCGTCATGAAATGGGCGAGGCTCATGTGCTGGCCGCCGGGTTCCGCCGGGAACGCGCCCGACGCCTGCGTCAGGCCAAGCGCATCGGCCGCAGTGCCGGTGGGGTCGCCGCCGAACTGTGAAGGATTCTGATCGAACCCGAATTCGCCTTGCACGCTCAGATCGAGAAAATCGTTGTGCTCGGTCGCCCCGATGATCGGCTGCCCGTTACGGTCCATGTAGACGCCCAGGAGGGGAGCCTTGAGCGTCATCTGCTCCTCGCCGACTGCCGTCGCGTTGTTGACGATCCAGGTGTTGGCGCTCAAGGGATCGACCATGCCGGTTGCCGGCGCGAGCCCCGTCACACCGTCGCCGACGACCTGGAGCCCGTTGGTCACCGTGCCCGAGATTACGCTGTCCACCGTGAGTACGCCGTAGGTCGCCTCAAACGTGCCGGTAACCGGATTGGGCAGATGAGCGGAGTGGAACGTCGTATAATGGCCGGGACCGCCCGCCCCGTCGATATCGTGAATGATCTGCGAGTTGGTGCCTCCCGGAATTCCTGGCCCGGTGATGATCGCGCCCACCGGCAGCGAACCGCCGCTGTCGATTTTAGTGACGGTCACCTGGGCCTTGTCGATCGTCCCTTCGAAGGTGACCGTGTGCGAGACGATATGCCCGGTGATCACCGCGGCGGTCTGCCGGTGCTGGTTGAGGTCCGCCTGGACGATCTTCGCCGCCTCGTTGATGGCGTTGTCCATCGGGCCGCTGACGCCTGACAGGTCGATTGAGGGAGCCGAATACTGAAAGCCGTCGAACTCGACCGAAAGCGAGCCCTGGATAGCCTGCAGCTGGGCGAGCGTGTCGTTGTAGAGGTTCGCCCCGAGAATGTGCGGGCGCTGGCCCAGCGGATCGCGGGTGACGTAGAGCGTCGCGCCGGCCAGCCCGTAAACGTCGTTCGGGCCGAAGAACGTCCGCGATTCCATGTCCTCGGTCGAGCCGACGCCGAAATAGTTCTGCACCTCCTGCACGCTGTGGAACGCCAGCGCCATGCCTTCCGGAACGATGTTCTGCCAGTCGATGATCATGCGGTTGAGCGCGTAGGGGCTCGTGTACGTGCCTGCCGGGTCAGTGGTGGCGGCGCTGGCCCCAGCCGCGCTGAAGGTGCCCCCAGGGTCAGCGGTGGGCATCGTCGCGCCTGCGAGCGAGAACGTGCCGGCCGGATCTTTGAGGATTCGTTTCAGAACGGTGTCGTAGAAATAGCCGGGACGCGCATTAACCATCCATTTGCTCCTTCAGCGCCGCCGCGGCGGCTTCACAATATTTGTTCCACTTTGCCTTGGTGAGATCGATCTGCTTGGTTTCGGGCCGGCTGTCGTCGCCCATCAGGCGCTCAAGCAGCAGCATGCGGTTCTCGACTCCGACGATGCGCCACTGTTCCTGGCTGATCGATACCCACATTTGATCGTCGTATTGATAGCCGGTCGCACCGTCGCGCGGCACGTCCCTGACCGTGTGGCGCGGCGGGAAGATGCGTAAGGCGGCAAGCGCGACCATCGCGTCGATAGCGCCCGCGGGCTTGCGCTTTTCTTTGCCGTCGACGTCCACCGGCGTCCAATGAAAGCGCCGCCAGTCGAAAAGCGTCGCCTCGAAGGCCTCGGCCTCTGCGAGGTATTTCGGCAGTTTTGGCCAGCGCAGACAGTGCTCGGCGAACCGCTCGCGCCAGCAAGGTTCTTCGTAAATCACCTCTCCAGCTTCAGCAGGCGACATGGCGATGCCCAATCAAATCCATGTTTCTAAAATCTTGACGTCGTCGTCTTCCTGGCGCGGGATGCACGTCAGCCCCGCGCGGCGGAAGATCTCGCGCAGGATGACGAGGTCGCCGCCTATCCGGTGCTCCATCGGCGTCGACTTGCCGTCCCTCACTTCGTGGCGGCGCGCGACGATGTCGTCAGGATGGTCAGTCGGGTGGTCGTAGATCACCCACAGCGTCAGCGCCCCGCGCTGCGCCGCTTCGTTCTGCGTCTTCACCACGCTGTTTATGGGATCGTCGATAGGCTCTGAAGTAGGCGTTGTAGGCTTCCCGCGAACTGGCACGTGATCCCTCCCTGGTGTTCCTGGCGCTCTCAATTGCGCGCAGCAGCGGGTCTTCCCAGGCCCGCCTGATGGCCTCGTTGCGGGCCTTGAGCTGTTCAGTCGTCATCGTCAAAAAGATTGTGCAGCTGCCCTTCCCAACTCAGCGGGACTACCTTTTCCGGGACGAGCTCGGTCACCACGCCGTCAGGCCCGCGCTTGATTTCGTAACACCTGACCTTGCCGCCCTCGCGATTGAAGGCGTTGATCAGCACTGTTTCGCGCCGGTCTTCGCGATCGCGTGGCATGAGTCTGATCGGATGACGTGTGTCTTCGTTCGCCACCCAGGCCTCGCTGATGAAGCTGTAGCTGTGGATGTTGTGCGACTTGAGCATGAAGCGAATCAGAGCGATCGCAATCGCCTTGTCGTCGTCGTTCGTCCACGGCGTGGCGATGATATCGGCTCTGCCATTCTTGTACTGAATGAGGAAGCTCGGCATGATCTGGGCATTCGGCTGCTCGATCAGCACACGCTGGGCGAACCCAAGCGCGTGGTCGACCAATTGGTCGACTGTCATCATCGCCGCGGCCTGCGCGGGCCGCGCCGCTCGGTCAGCGCCACCTCGGCCAGGAGGAGGGCATTGACCTCCTCTACCCACTGGTCCCTGACGTAGACGCGGCGCACCTCGGCTTCGCCCATCTTGTCGAACAGGGCTCTAACCTCAGCGACCGAATTGGAGCGGCTGGAAGTGGGGTAGGAATCGGCCTCGCCGGTCAGGCTTTTGTAATAGACCGTGTTTTTGCCAACCTTGAATACCTTGGCGATGATCGGAACCTTGACCTTGCGCCGCCAGAACCAGTGCATGGCCATGCGCTCGCCAAAGGTCAATTGATCGTCGCGTACGCGCCGCCGCGTACGCAGGATCAGAGCTTCATTCAGTTGAACATTCATGATGACGATAGTCCTCTTTAGGCGTCATATAGTCCTAATGACGCAGGGGATCAAGAGGACGTCCGAAGGCGCGGGCGATTGCGTCGCGGTCGATGCGGGCGTCGACCTTGAACGAGATCGGCTCTTCGATCGTGCGCTCGGCCTCGGCCAGGATGGCGCGGTCGATCGCGCGCCGCTTGGCCCCGAAGCGCGCCTGCCAGTCGTTTTTAGGTTTGCTCATCTTCGTCTTCCTCGAAATAATAATTCCGTTCGCCTTTAGGACATTCCTCGCCAAGCAGGGCGAAGCATCGCCGGATCGATGCGTCGCCCGTACCGAAGCTTTCGGTTACATGCCCGCAGCGGGTGCAGGCCACTTCGACGCCTTCGACGGGTCCGTAGTCGCCATCAAGCTCGACCTCCTCGACCGTGCAGGGCACTCGTGCTCCCCATTTATCCTTGCTCACGGCGCAATCCTCAGCAAAAGCTCTGCTGCGCCATAGACCTGTTTTTCGCCGCAAGCTTCGCACCGATAGCGCCGCGCGTCAGGTTCGCACCCGCCCTGCTCGTTGCCGCATGCGAGGCAAAAGCCAGGATCGTCGAGGGTGGTCATCTGACGTTTGACCGCGTCGAGAATGCGCTCCTCGGTGATTGAGGCAGGAGCTTTCACAGCGCCACCGCCTTGTGGAGATCGGCGTCCCACTGGTAGTTGACCGGGTCGTCGGACGGGACCACGCGTGTTTCGCGCACGCTGGTCCAGCGCCACGAAAGGTCGAGGACATAGGCTTTCGCCTCGTCCTCGGTGGCGAACCGGCAGGCGTTGCCGTGCCAGTCGGGATCGCTAGTTTTGACCTCTGGTTTGTAGCTCATGTGCGTTGTTTCCTCTTTTCGGCGTAGTAGCCGGCGAGGAAGGCGTCGCCCTCGCGCACCGTCATTGAGTGTGCGAGCCGATTGGCGGTTTCGCGCGTCACCTCATTGAGTGCAGCGAGCATGCCATTGTGAAACGCTGCGGTGTAAGCGCCATAAGGGTCGTCGCCGCGGCATTCGGGGCAGGCGTGGGTATCCATGCCGAGATAGACGACATCGCGGCAGTCGTATTTCATTTTGCCGCAGGCGTCGCACTCGCTGCGGTGTTCTTCATGGCGCGGATACATGCCCGTGTGGACTCCGTCGCTATCGATCAAAATTGCCATGTTCTCGACTCCAGTTGGTTCGCCTTCGTTCAAATTCCCATTTTCCCGGAGCATTCGGGACCATACCCGCTCCGGATGCTTTCAGGCACGGTGAGCGGGCGATTGCAGCGTCCGCAGCGGCCCATGTGATGGACCTCCAGGTTGGGCGTCTCGCGGGCCTGGACCGCCATGCGCCACCACCAGTCGAACGCCTTGGCGCTGGGCGCTTCGGCGGCGATCGTCGACTTGCGTGTACCGTGGAAATAGACGCCGCGGCGCATGAAACCGAGATAGCGGTAGTCGCTGGTATTGTCGGGCCCGGTCAGGACACTGACGAAATACATCTGCGCGTTATTTTCGGCCTGACGCACGCGATAGGTGTAGCGCGCCTGGGTCTTGAGGGAGACGAGGGTGAATGTGGCGTTGCCCGCGAGGGCGAACATGGCCGGGTTGTCGAGTTTCACTGGTCTGGCCTTTGCTGGTTTTGTGTGACCCTCACATAGTCCTAATCAAGGACCGTGTCAAGTGAGGATCTGGGATTATTTCAGACGGCCCTTCGGAAAGCCGCTGAGTTCCCAGATGCCATCCAGGGCGTCAGTGCTGGAAGCGAACGGTTCACGCCCGATTGCGCCGCGCAGCTGTTCGCGGCCCCAGGAAAAATGGCCCTGATTGCTTTCGCCTTCGATGTACCATCCAGGCGGGTCGTCGCGCACTACGATGTCATAGCTTACGCCCCAATCGGGGAAATCGTGGCGACCGGCATGCTTATCGGCTTGGAGGTTTGGGCCGCGTCCGGGCCGCGCTGCATTGCCGATATCGTGTTTCACGCGCATCAGGCGGGTGTGGATATCGTGAGTGTAATAGCGCCGCGCGAATTCTTCCTCGCCCAGCCGCTCGAACTCATTGGCTACGCGCCGGTATCGTTTGACGCGGTTAGGGTTGCGGTTCGCGTTCATGTCGCGATTGCGCCATGTCGAGCCATCGCCCATTTCGACGGTGCGCGGGCGCGGGTCGCGTGCAAGGCAGCCGCCGATTAGGCTTACGGTCGTCATGGTGACGGCGAAAGTCTTGGCGACGGTGCGCGGCGGGATTCGATTCATGACGGCGTAGAAGAGGGCGCACTGATCCGAGAAGGAAAGTTTGCGCCCGGTTCGCTCATGATGCGCGCCGGCAAGCTCGCGCACCGCGCTTTCCGGATTGAAAGGGGCCTCCAGGCCGACTGGGTTCTCCATTTGTTCACCTCTAAAAAAAATGTTGTTTGTTCTTTTAGATTTGCATCGATGAAAATCGATGTCAAGATATTCTCTTTTACAGAGTAGGGGTAAATATTGCGCGCGAGGAAATTTGCAGAGCAGTGATTACATGAGTTGTAGGTGAATTGTGTTTTTCTCGCGCGCAATAATAGGGGCGAGTTTGGAAAGGAAAAAACACCAAACATCGCTTTGCATCGAAACATGTCGGGCTGAGAAGGTAAGCTTGCGCGCGTTTTAGAGCCTTGTCAAAAAAAAGAGCGCTCGAAAGCGCTCTAAACGTATTCCGCAGCAAGCATGTCAATGCGCCATGATGGCGATATCGACACGCGCTTTGCTCGAATGCCCGCCGCAGGCGTTGCACGAAAAGCAGGTCGTTTTGAAACCGGATTCTTTCGAGGCAGGGCAGGCGATTTCGCGCGGTTGAAGCGATTCGGCCTCGGACCGCACGCGAAACAGGCGATAGCCGAGCTTGCGAGCCTCAAGGCCTTCGGAAACGCTTTCGACGCTGGCCATGACAAGGTCGGACCATTGAGGGTCTGCAGTGCGCCAATTGTGGATGTAGCCGGTATGTCCGGCTGTTTCGGCCGAAATTTCCTGCCAGAGCGCAATCGGCGCGGCGGAAGGATTGCCGTACGAGCCAAGACGCAGCTTGCGGCCAGCGAACATGGCGCGCGCCTCGGCTGGCGTGACCTTGCGATACCGGCCGCGCTTGTATGTCGCCCAAGTGGAGCGCGGCGCTTGGAACGTGCGGACATAGCACGGCTTCTTTTTGCCGCGCGCCTTGTAGTGGATCGGGCGCAAGCTGCAATCACCGCAGACGCTGGCGTCCTGTCCCGTCTTGACGGCAACGTGTGGTGCGACGTCGGAGCGCATGATCCATGTTTGGATCATAGCGCCAGTCTTGGTGTTGTCTGTGGTGTCTGTAAGGCCTGTGGCGATAACAGCTATGGGAGCTCCATCAATCAGCGACGCGCCTTCCCACAGGATGACGCTATTGGGGTTATGTGGTTTCATGCTGGTTTTCCTTTGGAACTCATCAGTGTGGTCTGGCCAACCACAGACACGCGCTTGGGCGCGTGTTTCGTTCAGCGTGTGATGGTTTGCAGCTTGGTCACCACATAGCCATTGGCGCGCATGCGAATGCGTTCATTCATGGCTGCGACCAAAGTGTCGAATGTCTTGAAGCCTCGATACCCACGCGAGGGTGAGACGAATGAGAACTGGTAGGCCTTCATTGGGGTTGCTCCACAGGCGCACCATGCGCCCGCACAACACATAGTCCTATCAGTCCTAATGTCAAGGCCTCGGCATCAACAAAGTGATTCCGCTACCCGTGCGTTACCCGGAATGCCTGGTCCTTGGGGTAACTTCAATGATATCAGTGACTTGCTCTGATGTGTCATCTGATTGACCATCAGATGGCACGCGTGAACGCGCTTTGTTCGCGCCTGCTCGGCGCGCGAGCGCAGCCGGCGCGAGCGCAACCAGACGGCGCGCGCGAGCGCTGTGCAGCAGCGCGTCGAACCCCCCCCTAATGGTGCCCTCTAGCGGATCCGGTTCCGGGGGTGGTACCAATCGCCTAATCCGCAAAAGTATTCCACAAATGGACAAAGAACATCCGCATTTAACCTTAGTCGATCACGACGCTGAGTTCGTTCCGCTCCCGTACTATCCCTGGGACGAGCGACCGCACACGGTCCCGCTCGATCCGGACGAATGCGCGACCGCGATCCACGTCGCCCACGGCTCCCTCCCCAAGGCCGCCGCCCTTCTCCGCATCCCTCTGATCCGGCTCAGCCGGGCGATTCGCGCCCATCCCCGGCTCCAGCGGGTGCTCGACGAGTCTTTCCAGCTTGCCCTGCACCGTGCCGCGGCCGTTCCGATCGACACCCTGTTCGACGAAGCCGCCGACGCGCGGCGCCTTGAATGGGCCAGCACGAAGGTGCTGCAGTCCCGCCTTGCCCAGGGCCACCCGCTCTCCCCCGCGCCTCCTTCGACCGCGCAGTCCGCCAGTCTCACGCTCAACCAGCCGAACCGCAGCATCACCTTCCGCTGGAGGACCGACGCCGACGAGCCGCCCGGTGACAGCGCCTGAACCCGAAGAGATCGTCCTCCCTTACAAGCCGCGCCGGCACTTCGTCCCGCTGCATGCCTCCCGCGCCCGCTGGAAATTCGCCGTCTGTCACCGTCGGGCGGGCAAGACGGTCGCGCTCGCCAACACCCTGATCGCCGCGGCGCTCTTGAACAAACGGACCACGCCTCCCCCGCGCTACGCCTATGTCGGGCCCTCTTTCGACCAGACCAAGGATCTGGTGTGGAGCTACCTCAAGCAGTACACCGCCAACATCCCCGGCGTGCGCGCCCTTGAAGGCGAACTGACCATTGTCTTTCCCGGCGGAGCCACCATCCGGCTCTACGGCGGCGCGCTCGCCTATGAGCGCATGCGCGGCATCTACCTCGACGGCGCGGTTCTCGATGAATACCCCCTGCTCGCCCCGCAGGCGTTCACCTCGGTGGTGCGGCCGTGCCTCGCCGATTACCGCGGCTTCGCCATCGTGTCGGGCACCTCCGCGGGCGACGACCACTTCCACAAGCTGCTGCTCAAGGCCGAGGGCGATCCCAACTGGGCGATCTTCGACATCAAGATCACCGACACGGCTGAGGATGCGCTAACCTTCGCCGAGGTCGAGGAGATGCGGCGCGACATGAGCACCGACGAGTTCGCCCGCGAGATGCTCAATTCCTTCGATGCCCCGGTCGAGGGGGCCTATTACGCCGAGGCGCTCAATGCGCTCCAGATGCAGAACCGCGTCGCCCGCGTCACCCCGGACCTCAACACCTCGGTCCTGACCGCCTGGGATCTCGGCATTCGCCATCTTCAGGTGATCTGGCTGTTCCAGCTTGCCGGCCGCGAGGTTCACTGGATCGACTACATCGAAGGAACCGGCAAGTCGCTCAGCCACTACACCGATCTGCTCGCCTTGAAGGCGCGCACCGGCGGCTACCAGTATCGCGCCCATCTGCTGCCGCACGACGTCGAGGTGCGCGAGCTGGCGACCGGCTCCAGCCGGCGCATCGAGCTTGTTTCCCTGCTTGCCGAGCCGGTGATCACCGTGCCGCAGCATTCGACCGAGGACGGCATCACCGCGACGCGGGGCGTGCTCGGCGTCTCCTGGTTCGACGAGACGGCGTGCCGGCGCGGGCTCGCTCGGCTGCGCTCCTACCGGCGCGGCAAGTCGGGCGCTGCGGTGCCCGACGAGGCCGAGGACGCCGCCGACGCCTTCCGCACCGGCTGCGTCGGAATCCCGATGATATCCAGTGCTCATTTCGGCTCGGGCCGCCTGCGCCGGAAGCTCAGAGGCCTCGTGTGATGCTCGGCAACCCCAATCTTACCATGACCCCGGCCGCCCAGCTTGAAACTCAGCCGGGTCAGGCCCATTTTGCTATTCCCGAATCGGAAAGGACTTGTCGCGAATGTCTGCATTGGGAGACGCTGAAAACACCGCGGGACCGGATGGGCAACCTCCGCAAAGCGCGCTGCCTGAAGGCGCGCAAGCTGAGTCCGCCGATCCCGCACTGGGCGAAGGCGTGCCGCCATTTCGAGGTCAGGCCGAACCCTCCAACAATCTGAGCCTACTCGCCGACCTCGACGAGCCCGTGCTGCTCGCCCGGTCGCTGCAGAACTTCGCCGGTGAGCGAACGATCAACCAGAACTGGGCGACGATCCACGCCGGCCTCGTCGACATCAACCGGCGGCTCGGAGCATTGCAGGCCCCCGGCGCGCGGTGATACAACCGGCGGGTCATGGAACGCATCTTCGCGCACTTCAAGGACCAGACGTCCCCCGCGACTAGCGCTTACGATCCTTCCGACCCTGAAAGCTATAAAAACTACATTCGCTCAATGATGAGCGACAGTAGAGATTACGAAACATCGTTTCTCTGCGTCGATCGCCAGAACGCTCAGCTTTACTATTATGGCATGCAACCGTGGATTGGCCCCTACAATCCCGGTTCTCCCTACATCGGCGAAGACCCCAACGCCACGCTGGGCGAGATTCTCAACAAGGACAACAACAACCAGCCCAACCGATCGACTTACGTCTCGACCGACGTGCGCGATGCGGTGATGATGATGCTGCCCTCGCTGGTGCGCCTGTTCGGGGCTTCGGAGAGCCCGGTTTTCCTGGTGCCTCGCACTCAGGAAGAAGTCGACACCGCCGAGCAGGCGACCGATTATGTGAATTATACGTTCTGGAATGATAATCCGGGTTTTCTGATTCTATACGGCGCGATCAAGGATGCGCTCACCGTCAAGACCGGATTCGTTAAATGGTGGACGGACGATTACAAGGAAAAGCGGCGCAAGAAGTTCCTCAACGTCACCGCCGAGCAGATCCAGATGATCCTCTCGGAGGATTCTAGCGCGAAAATACTGGAGGTCGGCAATCCGGTACCTCAACCACAGCTCCCCCCGCCCGCGATGGCTGCACCGCCCCCTGGTCCGCCGCCTCCACCGCCTGTTCCCGGTCCACCCCCCGGAGCCGGGCCGGTTCCGCCAAGCGGGCCGCCTGTACCGCCTCCGGGTCCACTCGCTGCTCCAGCGCCAGGACCGATGGCTGGAGCGCCGCCGCCTGGAGCGCCGCCTGCGCCAGTTGGGCCAGGAAATCCGCCTCCTGGAGGCCCTCCACCCGGAGCAATGGCGGGAGCTGCGCCGCCGCCTCTGCCAGCCAATCTAACTCAGCCGCCGCCGCCGGTCTTCGACCACGTCGTGATCGAGTTCGAAGTCTCGAAGCCGATCATCAAGGTTGCCGGCGTTCCGCCCGAGGAGATGCGCCTCGATCGCTACGCGCGCACCTTTCGCGATTCCCGTCTCGTCGGCCACGAGCGCATCGTGCCGGTCGATCAACTGATTGCGATGGGCTACGACCGCGATCTCTGCCTGCAGCACATCCAGACTTCGGAGAGCGCCTTCACCGTCGAGCCGCAGTTGCGCAACGCTGCACGCTTCATGGGCACCCGGATGGGCGACGGCGTCAAATACGGCGAGTGGTACATCAAAGCCGACAAGGACGGCGACCGTGTGCCCGAGATCCGTCACATCTGCACGATGGGCGACGATCATACGATCGTCGCCGACGAGGAGGCGAACAGGGTCAAGTTCGCGCTTTTTTCATGCGACCCGATCTCTCACACGATCGTCGGCGACAGCCTTGCGGACTTCACCGAGGACATTCAGCGCATCAAGACCAACATGACGCGCGCGATCCTCGACTCTGCGGCCGAATCGATCAATCCGAAGACGGTGCTCAATGAGCTGACGACCACCGTCGACGATGCGCTGAACGACGATCTCGGCGCTGTGATCCGCACGCGCGGCGATCCGCGCGCGGCGGTCATGTTCTCCAATGTGCCGTTCCTCGGGCAGCAAGCTTTGCCGGTCCTGCAGATGCTCGATGCAACTTTGCAGCGGCGCACCGGGCTCTCGGATGCGGCGAAGGGTCTCGATCCCAAAGCATTGCAGTCTTCTACGATGCTCGGGGTCGAGGCCGTCATCAACGGCGCGCAGGAGCGCATCGAGCTGGTCGCGCGCGTCTTGTGCGAAACCGGCTTCAAAGACTTGTTTGTCGGGCTCTACAACGAGATCTGCGAGAATCCTAATCAGCAACGGACGATCAAGATCCGCGGCAAGTTCGTGCCTTACGACACTGGCACGTTCGACGCTTCGATGGCGGTCGAGGTCAACGCCAATCTCGGCAAGGGCTCAGACCTCACCCGCATGCTGGCGCTCAACCAGATCAAACAGGATCAGCAATTGATCGTCACGACTTACGGGCTCTCCAATCCCGTGTGCGGCATTCCGGAAATGTTGAACACGATCACCGACATGCTGGCGCTCGCCAACGTGAAGAACGTCGGGCGATACTTCAAGACGCCAACGCCGCAGCAGATGATGGCGATTCAGAATGCGCCCAAGCCGCCAGATCCGATGGCGATGGCGGCGCAGGCGCAGATGGAGAAGGTGCGGAGCGATACGTCGAAGGCGATCGGTCAGCAGAATCTCGACCGCGAGAAGATGCAGACAGAGAATCAGTTCAAGCACGAGCAATTGAAGGCGAAGACCGCCTACGAGTTCCAGAAGCTTGAGATCGAGGGGGCCAAGGCGGGCGTAGATCACGCGAGCAAGCTCGGTGCGCTCGCGAGCCAGCTCATCAAAACCCAGTCGGATAGCGACGCGCAGGATCAGCAGTCGCAAGTCGACATGGCCAACGCGCAGAACGATTCGGACGCCCAGGCGCAGCAGCATCAGCAGGCCCAGAGCGACGCCCAGTTGAAGGCGATGCAATTGGCGTCGCAGCACATGCAGAAAATGCACCAGATTAATTCGCAGCACGTCCAGTCGATGACGCAGATGGCGGCTCAGCATCATCAGGCGATGACTGGCCACGCCGTGAAGGGCGCGCAAGTCGTTGCCGGCGCGCTTTCCGGTGATGCCGACCGCGACCATGAATCGCACGAGAACGAGCTTGATCGCAGCCATGATGCGCTCACCACTGCGGCGACCCTCTCGCAACAGGAGAAGATCGCCAAGATGAAGCCGGCACCGCGGCCATGACGCCGGATTGGCTGCAGAAGATTCTCGATCAGCATGCGCTGACCTTGCCGCGCAGCGTCAACAACAATTTGCCGCCCGGATCGTATGATGAGAATTTTTATGGACCCAACATAGAGGCGGAACAGAACTGGTGGCATAACCCGAATCCTGGGCCTTTGCAGGACTTCTCCGATCCGGGAGTTCACCCCGCTTTCAGGGATCCTTATTTTTCGCCTCAACAATCGAAGTCGACCGCTCTCGTGCCGGTGTCTCAACGATCGTTGCCGCCGCCGCCCGGCGTTGGTTCTTCAGTCATGAACGCGCTTGTTCAGCGCGTGGGTGCTCGGGGTGGACCATTGGGTCTTGGTTTGACGATGGCGATGCAGCCTACGCCGACAGCGCCGCGCTCAATGGACGAAGCACCGTCATGGAGCTGGCCACAAGGGGCTTATTCGCCATGAACGATATTCCGCGAACCGACCCGGAGGTGCTCAAGGCGCTCGCCAGGGACGCCAGGGAGCTTCTCGACAATCGCGCCTTCGCCCAGGCGGTGCTTGATCTGCGCCAGCAGTGGGTCGGTGAGTGGAAGTTGGATTCGACCCCCAACAAACGGGCGAAATTGCTGCGCGCCAAGGTAATGGCGCTGGAGGAGATCCCGCAGCGGCTCGCCAGCATGGCGAAGAACGCCGAATTTGTGAGGAAATGATCGATGCCTGAAGGAATGGACGAGGCTACGATCGCCTTTGGAAACGATCTGGAGACGCCGGTTCAGCCGCGCGATTCTGCGGGTAAATTCGTTTCGGCATCCGAGCGGCCCGAGCCGATGTTCGGCCTGCGCCCGCTTGAAGGCGATCCGCTCACCGGCGACACCAGCGACGGCGGCGACAATCAGAGGCTACGCGAGCGAGAAAGGGAGATAGCTGATGGTCGGTTTGACGAGAGGGAAGACAGCCAGCGTTCATCACGATCTCGCCAAGCGCCCGCCGAAACTGAAGGGCAGGGTAGCCAACGACGTCGCGCCGACGCCGCGCAGCGCAATGATGCCGCCGCCGACGACGGACACGCAGGAACCGAGGCTGAGCCGGAAAACATCTGGGATATCCTCGCCGAAGGCGAAGACGTTTTACGGGGAGACGAGCGCAGCCCGGCCGAGGGCGACGGGCGGAACGCCGTGCGGGACGCCGAGCGCGACGCCGAGGCCGGGGAAAAGTACGAGGTAACGGTCGACGGCAACGTCTATCACGTCACCTTTGGCGAGATGCAGCGTGGCTACATTCGTCAGGAGACGTTTCATCAGCGCATGAATCACCTCAACGAGATTCAGGGGCAACTGGAGACTTACGACACTCAGTTGCGCAGCAACTGGGCATGGTGGGACAAGGCGCGGCGCGACTATGAGGAGGATCTTACCAATTTGATTCCGGTCGAGCCTAACTGGGATCAGGAGTTCGCCAAGGATCCGCAGCAGGCGCATGCGACGCAGAAGGTCTTTCAGGCGCTCTACGGTAAGCTGCAGCAATCGCGGGCGTTGCGCGCTCAGCGCGAGGCTGCGGAGACGGCCGAGACTGATAGACGGGTGCAGAAATATGCAGTAGACGGGTTTTCGCGGTTTGTCCTGGACAGCAAGATCCCTGATGAGCCGACGCTAACCAAGAACATCCAGTCGATGCGGCGCACCGCAAAGGCTATGGGGTTCAGCGATTACGAAGTGGCCACGGTCTACGACCCCAGGATGCTCGGTGTGCTCCTGAAGGCCAGTAAGTACGATCGGATGATGGCGGCCAGACCAAGGGCCGTCATACCGGGCAAAGGTCGAACGTTAACTCCAGGCAGCGCTACACCCCTTGGGAATGCGCCCCGGAGAGGGCTCGACGAAGCACTTCGCCGTCAGGCGAGCAGCGGTCGTCTCGATGACACCGCAGAAGTGATGCGTCGCTTGCTCTAATCCGGAGTTATCACATGGCCGTTACACAAGGTGCCTTCACCACCTATCAGGCGGTGGGCAACAGAGAAGACTTGTCAAACGCAATCTACAATATCGATCCGTTCGACACGCCGGTGATGTCGGCAATCAGACGGCGCAACGTCAAGAATCGGTACTTCGACTGGCAGACTGAGTTCCTGCCGACCGTGAACCCGAACAACGCGCAGCTCGAAGGTTTCGTGCTCGTGAATGCTGCCGGCACGCCGACCATCCGGCTGCAGAACGCGACGCAGATTTCCGAGCGCGACGCGACCGTGTCGGGCACTCAGGAGGAGTCGGACGCCGCGGGCAAGTCGTCGGAAATGGCGCACCAGATGGCGATGGTTTCGAAGGTGCTCAAGTCCGACATGGAGACGATCATGTGCGGCCGGCAGCCGCGCAGCGCCGATACCAATCTGAACTACACGACGACTGCCCGCGCCACCGAGGCGATCTCGCACTGGCTTGCGCGGGCGACCAGCAAGCTCGGTGCTACTGCCGGCGCTGTTGCGCCGGGCACCGTTGTCACCGGCTTGCCGACATTGGCGACCGATGCGTTTCCGGTGCCGGGAACGCCGGTGCCAATCACTGAAGCGATGCTCGGCGACGCGATGCAGCTCGCCTACACCAATGGTGCGAGCCCAAGCCTCTGGGTTGTCCCTCCCGGACCAAAGAGGACGGTTTCCACCTTTGTCGGCCGCTCCACCACCCAGGTGCTGGTTGGCAAGACCGAAGTCGTGTCGACAGTCGACGTGCTGGCGACCGACTTCGGGAGAATCAAGTGCATTCCCTCGCGGTGGGTGCCCGCCGACGTCGGGCTTCTGATCGACCCAGACTATATCGCGGTCGCGTTTTTCCGGGCGTTCCGTCAGTACCTGATGGCGAGGCTCGGCGATGCCGAGACGCGTCTGATCATCGTCGAGTGGGGCGTCGAGATGCGCAACGCTTTAGCGCACATCCTCTTTAACGGGATCACGAAGTGAGGTGGGCGAGCAAAAGCGCAGATATCATGCCCGCGACGGGGTCACTCGCGATTTAGTCTACGACCCCGATGAGCCCGACAGGTTCGGTATCCACGTCCGTCAGGACGTGGAGCCGATTCTTGAGAGCATCGCGCGCGATCAGGAGATTATGCCCCACGGCGTGAACAAGCTCGCCGCGCGCATTCCGCTGTTCCTCTACGAAGACCTGTACGCGCGCGGTATCATTCAGGACGAGGACGCCTTCAAGAAGTGGCTCAACGGTCCGGAGGCCGCGCCCTGGCGGGTGTGGAAGGGGCAGCTCTGATGGATGACGATCAGAAGCGGCGTCGTCTGTTTGAGGAAGACCGAGGCGGATTGGCGTTTCGCGAGATCTTCACGCCGACGCGCGAAGGCCCTTTGCCTAAGCGTTCGCATCCACGCCCTTCCGGCAAGGGCGGGCCATCGGTCAATCCGACGCCGCCGCCGGCCGTCACCTCGGTTTGGTCCGCCGCTGACGCCACCGCCAATGGCATGGTTCTGTCTAATGGCGGCTCTACCGTTACGGTGACGAACACTGCACTGGGGAATGTTTGGCAAATTTTAAGAGGCACGGTCAGTAAAACATCCGGTAAATTGTATATTGAGTATAGTACTTCTACAGGTATGGTGACGACTTTCCATGCTGGATTGGCGTCAGCTGGAGTTAATATTAATTCTTATCTTGGAGACAGTAATTATTCGGCGGGCATGAATCCTATCGCAGGGGCCGTGTTTGTTAGCGCGGGGTTTACGTCAGGGGGTCCATTCACAAATTTAGGAAATTTTATTAGCGGCGATGTAATGGCATTGGCCGTTGATTTGACGATTGGGAATGTATGGTTGGCTAAAAACAATGTTTGGTTTGGGAGTGGCGTTCCAGGTGAGGAGATTAATCTCCTTGACGGGGAAAATCCTATTGTAACCTTTATTCCAGCGACTGTTGGTGCATTGTTTCCTTCGATGGCGTTCTCCACGGCTGGATCATCGGGCGTCTGGACTCTGCAGTCGACCGCTGCGTCGCAGAAGTACACCCCGCCAGCAGGATACAGCGCATGGGGATGATCCGACATGCCTTATGATCGCAAATTCTTCTTCGACAACGTGCGCGCTAAGCTGTTCAACGGCACGCTGACCCAGTCGCAAGTCGACGGGATGAATTATCTGCTTGAGGTCTGGGAATGGGGCTTCGAGGCGAACAACCCCAACGACGGCACGATGTGGCTCGCCTACGCGCTGGCGACGTTCTTTCACGAAACCGCGCAGACGATGCAGCCGATCGAGGAATACGGCAAGGGATCGGGCAAGTCGTACGGGCAGCCTGCCGGCCCTTATGACCAGTGCTACTACGGGCGCGGCCATGTCCAGTTGACCTGGGAGGATAATTACAAAAACGGCCAGCAATATTGCCAGGATCGGTATGGCAAGGACGTCAACATCTATCCCGATGCGTCAGGCATGCTCGACAGCGAGACTTCGGCGCTGGTGAGCTACGACGGCATGGTGTACGGCTGGTTCACCGGCGTCGGCCTCCCGAAATACTTCTCGAAATCGAAGGGCATCGAAGACCCGGTCAACGCGCGCAAGATCGTCAACGGTACCGATCAGGCGAGCAAGATCGCTGGTTATTATTGGTCCTTCAAAGCGTCGCTCAAGCAAGTCCCGGCCGAGGCGACGCAGGCCAGCCTGGAATCGATCCTGCCCAACCTCCCGCAGCATCCTCATATGCCGAAGCCGCATTCATGAGCCCGAGCGAACTCGTCGTTCCGCCGCCGGTCGTAAAGACGGTCGATTTCCCGGTCGGGGTCACGATCTCGTTCGCCGTTCTGCTCACCGTGGTCTTGATATTCGTCGCCGGCCGGTTTGATCCGACATTCGGCATCCTCACCATCAGTTTGCTGGTGGTGGTGGTGTTTCTTTCCGTCGTGGTTTTCTGCTTGTTTTTCACGATTCCCAACGATGAGATCACCTCGGGGGTTGTCGGCGGGCTGATCGCGGCGTTCGGCGCGGTGGTCGCGCACTGGATCGGCAGGGTACAGGAGCCGAAATGAGCCCGCTCGGCATCATCCTCGTCGTCGTTTTGATCGTCGTGCTGTTCGGCGGGCTCGGCGGCGGAACGATCGGCCCCTGGCCCTATGGCTACGGCGTCGGGCACTACGGCATCGGCGTCGTCGGGGTGATTCTCATTGTGGTGATTGTGCTTTTGCTGATGGGAAGAATCTGATGGAAACCGGACCTCTTCCGGATTGGTTTGAGGCGCTGAAGACTCAGTTTGCGGACAATAATCGGGTGCCGCCGGTGACGCCCGACTATTCAACGATGAACCCGAGGATGTCGCCGACAGAGTGGAATAATTTCACTCATTTTGCATCCCAGCCTCCAGGGGTGACCTTAAATCGGAGCGGCGGGGCTAGATTTTCTTATTTGCCGTCCGATCTTCCGCCCAATACAGAGCCGTGGTTCCGCGCGGATTATGGAGGCGGGTTTAGTCCGCCGACGCCGCCCAGGTCTGGGCCGCCCCCCGATCCTTTTGCGATTCGAAAGATGATGCTGGGGCTGGATCCGGGGACGGCGAATTTACCGCCTGATACTCCGATTGGCACTCAGCCTAATGTGCTCGGCGCTCTTGCTCAGCGTTATGCTGGCGCTGTGGCGGGTCCGGTCGGTGCGGGCTTGATTATGGCGATGCAGCCAACCTCGACAGCGCCGCGCTCGATGGACGAAGCGCCGCGTTGGAGTTGGCCGACCGGGACTTATTCGCCATGACGCTTCAGCTCACCAATTTCACCGCGACGCTTCAGGACTGGGCGAACCGCCAGGATTGGTCGAGCGCGCTCGTCCAGAGCTTCATCCAAATGTGCGAGCAGAAGCTGAACGCCGAACTGCGCGTCGACCGGATGATCTCGACCGCGACCAACACCGTGACGTGCTCGTGCTCGACCCTGCCTGACGACTGGCTCGAAACCGACCTCATGCTGATCGCCAATCCGACTACGCCGACCGGCTGGTCGCCGATCAACTACAAGCCGCGCGACGAGTTCTTCAGGCTGCCCAACACGCCTTATGCGGGCACCTGGGCGAGCTGGATCAGCACGCTCGGGACGTACACGCTCGAAGGCCGCACGCTGTGGTTCGGCGGTCAGCCCGACACGATCGAGGGCACCCAGTTTCAGATGAGCTACTACGCCGAGGTGCCCCCGCTCAACGATCAGACCGACAGCTGGCTTTTGATCAAGTACCCGACATTGTACCTTCATGCTTCGCTGATGCACGCCGATCTGCATGCGGTCGGCGAAGAGGACAAGGCGGCGATGATGAAGCAGCTCGCCGAGGACACGATCACCAAGCTCAACGCCGATCATCAGCGCGCCAGGGCGTCGAGTTCGCGGCTCACGCGCACGAGATTCCGGAGCTTCGGGTAATGACTGATCAATGGGTGCCGGGGCCGCCTAATCCGATACCGCCTCCGACGTCGCCGGGCCTGCCGCCGAGCAACAGTTGGAATGTGGCTGCGCCCTGCACCACGTCGAGCGCCCCTCCTTCGATCACCGGCAGCATCATCCTCACCGATCGCCCGGCGACGATCGTCGCCGTGCCGTGGCGGATTACCGTCAACGACGGCGGCTCGCCGCCGAACTTCACCATCGATCAGACCGACAGTTCGGGGAACGTGATCGACAGTCCGATCGAGATCTCGGGCGTCGACGGCAGCATCAGCGTTCTCGCCGATCCGACTCAGCCGCTGGGGGTCGCGACCAAGCAGTACGTCGACAACAATAGCGGGGGCATCGGCGAAGCGCCGATGGATAGCTATCCCTACGCCCGCTACATGGCGACCTGGGAGCGCCTGCCGCAGGCCTACATTCCCGAAGCGCCGAACACCTCTCAGCGATTTGGCCGCTTCAATTCGACTTGGCAGCTTGACGCGATTCAGACCGACGCGGCGAGCGACGGCAACGCTTACGGGCGCATCAATGCCGGTTGGGGGACGGTCCTCCCGACCACCGGCGGCACGATCACCGGCAGCCTTACGGTTAACCAAGTTCTCACCGTGCAGGGCTCCAACTCTATGGTGCTCAACGCGCCGCTTGGAGGGTTGCGTGCCATTCTCGGCATGGCTGTGAATGTCGCTCGCTGGTCGTTGGCGCTGGGCGACAGCACTGGGGAGGGATTGAACAACGTCGGGGCGAATTTTACTCTTTCGGCCTACAGCACGACGGGTGCGTTTCTCGGCAATTGGCTGACGATCGCACGTGCGGACGGCAGTACCGCTTTCAACGGGTCTGGCGTCACCATCGCAGGCGGCCTTGCGGTCAATGGACTGCTTGCCCTTGCGGGTCCAAGCAATCTCGCGATCTTCGGCGGCACGGCGGGCCAGTTTCTCTCGACCAACGGCTCGGGCATTCTTTCGTGGGCGACACCGGCGGGTGGGGGCGGCGGCATTACTGACGCGCCCATCGACGGCACAGCCTACGCGCGCAAGAGTGCGGCATGGTCGCATCTCGCGCACACCGACATCACCGATTGGACAGCGACGCTCGCGCCTTATGCGCTGACGACGAGTGTGCCGGTGGCTTCGACGACGACGCCGGTGATGGATGGGACTGCTGCGGTCGGCGTCGGGACGACCTGGGCTCGTGCCGACCATGTTCATCCGAGCGACACTTCGCGTTACGCGGCTTCGAATCCTTCGGGCTACCAGACCGCGGCCCAGGTCGCTGCTTCGACGGTCAATTCGATTGATTTTACCGGCGTCGGCATGACGCCCGGCCCAGGCGCGACCGGCGCGGTCACGGTCGGGGGAATCCTCAACGTCGCGAATGGCGGCATGGGTTCTGGGACGCACGTCCTCAACGGCGTGCTCATCGGCGCGGGCACCAACGCGGTCAAGGCTTCGGCCGCAGCTCCTGGTGCGGGTGCTCTTCTGATCGGCGCGGCGGCTGCGGTGCCGACGTGGCTCGGTATCGGCGCGACTAATCAATTGCTGACGGTCGTATCGGGCACGCCCGCCTGGACGACCGGCATTCCAGGGACCACGACCAACGACAATGCCCTGCCGGGACAGGTGGGTGAGCTTATTTCAAGCGCCGTCAGCGGGCCCGGTGTCACGTTGACGACCGGCACAGCGGCCAACGTCACCTCGATTTCGCTTACTTCCGGCGACTGGGACGTGCGCGGCGAAGTGTGGATGGGCGTCGGGACCGGCGGCGCGACTTCGCTCACCGCCGGCATCGCGACAACGAACGCGGCTTTCCCGACGCAGCCTTCAGTCAATAGCGCAAGAAGCGGCTTCACTGCTGCTTTCACTGCGAGTGTGACGCATACGTTCGCGCTTTCGCCGCTTCGCATGTCGCTCGGGGTAACGACGACCGTCTATCTCCTGGCGCAGGCGGGTTTCCCTTCGGGGACGACAAGCGCCTATGGCGTCATTTCAGCACGGCGAAGGCGGTGATTCGTGGCAGGAGTAACGCATAATTACGGTTGGGGACTGCCAACGGTTCACGCCGACAATTCGACCTGGGGCGCGGAACTCAACACCACGATCGGGGCGATCGACGGTCAGATGTTCACCAACCAGCAGTCGGTGGTGGCGGTCCAGAATCAGCTTAGCGTTTCTCAGCTCAATTTATTCACGGTCCCGGCGACCTCGACGAATGCGGTTGTTGTTTTTCTGAACAGTGCGGTTCCCGGCTTGCCGGGAATACGCTGGGAGTTCGGTGCGGGAGCCGGCAGCGAAACCGGCGGCAACGCCGGCACCAACCTTTCGCTGAGCGCCTACAGCGACACAGGCGCTTTTCTCGGTCAAGTGTTCACCGCTACTCGTTCCAGTCAGCGCATGCAGATCATCAACGGGCCAGTCGGTCCGAACGATGTTGCGCATAAGGGCTATGTCGACAGCGTCGCCGCGCCGGTCGGCTCGATCGTGATGTGGCCCCAATCGACGCCGCCGACGGGATGGAATTTTTGTGTCGGGGAAGCGGTCAGCCGAACCGCTTATCCGGCCTTGTTTGCGCTTATCGGAACCGCTTACGGCGCAGGCGACGGCTCGACGACTTTCAATCTGCCTAACATGGGCTCGCGTTCGCCCTTTGCCTGGGACGGCACTACCGGAATAGGCGCGGTAGGCGGCGAGACGACGCATACGTTGGCGGCGCAGGAATTGCCGGTGACGGCCTATGGCGACGTGGGCCATACGCATCCTGCCACTGAATCGTCTCATACCCACGCTTCGGGCTGGGCGGCCGGCGGGCTCAATGGCGTTGGTAATTTTGCGCCGAATTTGCCGCAGCCGGCAGCCGGCAGCAGCACCAGGACCGATGCGACTTCCGCGACCGTTACGGTTGGAACGGGCAACGCCGCCATCAGCAATCCTGGCGGCGGCCAGCCGCACAACAACATGCATCCCTACTTTGTCATCGGCTTCATCATTCGCTGCATATGAGCACACCGTTTAAACCGCTTCAGATTCCCCCAGGCGTCGTTGCGATGCCGACCAAGAAGATGATGTCGTCCAACTGGGCGGAAGTGAACCTCGTGCGCTGGCGCGAGCAGCGCATGTCGCCGGTCGGCGGCCAACTCAAGTACAGCTACCCGATTCCGATGGCCTCGCGCTGCAAGCTGGTGCATGCGTGGTACGGGCTCGACGGCATCTTTCGCGTCGCATACCTCTGCGAAACCAACATTTATGTCGACGTCGGCGGCATCGGCGCTTCGCTGATCGACATCACGCCGGCCGGCGGCATGACGGCGCTGCCGCTGTTCACCCAGGGCGGGTACGGCGATGGCGCTTACGGCATGGGGATCGAGCTGAAAACGACAGCTGCGTTCACCACCGGCTCGCCCAACATCACGATGGTCGCCAATCAGAATCAGATCACCCCCGGCATGGTGGTCTTCAACGTGACGAGCGGTCAGGCCGTAGGCACGGTCGCGACCTATGTCGGCACGGCGCTGGTCCTGACGGCGAACGCCCTTTCGGCGGGCAATGCTGGCGACACTCTCGACTTCGGAGGCTACGGCGATCCGCGCGGCGCGACGCCGGCCAACCTCCAGATCACCTCGCTGCCGAATGCGTTCAGCCTCGATAATTTTGGATCGATATTGTACGCGATGACTTCGGCTGACGGGCGGCTTCTGATGTGGGATCCGGCGGTCGGCGGTTCAGCCGTCGTGCAACCGCCCGCTTCGGGGCGCGGCCCGGTGCCGCACGGGCGCTGTTTCGTCGTGACGGCCGAGCGCTTCATCATCATCTTCGGATCGAACCAGGACGGCACCACCGGCGGGGGCGGCGGGCCGAGGCGCTTCGCGTGGTGCGACCAGGAGAACCCCGGTGCCTGGGATTATTCGAACGTCACCTCGCAGGCGGGCTTTCTCGATATCGAGCCGGCGAGCCCGATCATCTGCGCGGAAGCGACGCGGGTCGGCAACATCTTCTGGACCGGGAAGAAGGCCTACGTTTCGCGCTTCCTCGGGATTCCGTACGTGTACAACTATACCGAGCTAGCCGACGCGACGACCCCGTGGAGTCCTCAATCGGTAGTGACCACCTCTTCGCTTACGCTGTGGATGTCGGAGCAGGGGCTGTTCTCGTTCGACGGCACCTCGGTCATGCCGGTGGCGTGCCCGGCGCGGCCCTGGGTCGACGCCGACATCGACGTCATCAACGTGCGCGAGCAGGCCTGCGCGGTGCATGTCGAGACTCACAACGAATGGTGGTGGTTCTTCCCGCAGAAGAGCGTCGCGCCGGATCCGGTTACCGGGCTGTGCTACAACACCCGAGCGATAATCTACAACTATAAGGAGGGTTGGTGGAGTCAGGCCAACATGTGCCGGTCGGCCGGGGTCACCGCGGCCTATAATTCGCACACGATCATGGTCAACGGTACGATCGTCTACGAGCACGAGAGCGTCTCGTCGAACACTTATTCCGTCGACGCCGAATTGCCCTTCGCCGAGACGTTCGACCTCAATCTCTATGCGGGCGGCGGCGCGCGGCTGATCACGGTGAAGCAGCTCATCCCCGACATCGATTCGGACGACGCCAACAATCCGCTCGGGGCGATCGCGAATATTCAGTACGTGCTGTTTTATCGCAATTCGCGCACGCTCGGTGCGCCCGAGCAGGCGACAGCGCCGCTTACCATTCGCCCTGACGGCTATGTCGACGTCAGGACGACCGGGCGCGACGTTCGGTTGCGCTTCGAGGTGATCGGCCCGACTGTTCCGGACTTCACGGTCGGAGCCCATTTGATCGACGCTGTGCCGCGAGGAGACAGGTGATGGACAAGTATCCTCCGACCAAACAGCGTCCGGAGCTTCTGAAGCTCGTCGAGGCGCTCGGGTGTCGAAGCGTTGCGCTTCGCCGTGATGAGAACGGCGATTGGCGGATCAAGGGGCGATTTGGGGACATCCATGCTGTCCCCGAGGGGTTTCAGATTTACTTTCGTGGAGCGAATGAATTTGAGGAGCCGACCACATCAAAGGGCTGGACCTACGCTCAGGAGGCGATGTCCTTCGCCAAGGTGATGCAGGACGGCGACATGGAGGGGGTTCTCCTTCTTGATCGCTTACCCACCTCCAAGGAGGCGATGATTATTCGCAACAAGCTGCGCATCGCAAAGCGGGCCGAGTACAGCGAGGAGGTTCTGGCTCGAAAGCGCGAAGGAATGCTGAAGGTGAAGGCCCAAATCGGGCAAAAACCGACCTCGGAGGCCCTCTGATGGCCAACCAGCCTTCCTCGCCTGCTGCACAGCCGCCGCCGGACCTCCCGAGCCTGCCGGGCGCGAGCGCGGCGCTGACCAACTATTTGACCCGGTTTTCGCTCTGGTGCCGCCAGGGCTTCGCCGCCAAGCTCAACGCCAATTCCGCCCTGCCGGGGATCATGCTGATGGCCTACGACGCTCCATCAGGAACCACGCCCGCGGTCTGGTTGGTTCGGGTCAACACGGCGGGAGTCGTTTCGACTCTCGCGGTGCCGCTCGGCGGGGCTGATCCGGAGACGTCGGGGACATGAACGCCCACCCCTACA